GTTCGCCGGGCTCTCGATGTATCGCGCGTCCTCGCGCCCCTGGCTGCCCGTCCCCGGGTTCAGCTTCAGGTACGTCGAGGAACCGACGCCGATTTCTTTCAGCTCGTCCTCGCTCCAAATGGCGAGAAACGGGTGGGCGTGCATGTAGGTGTCGTACGCCAGGTCGCTCTCGGCCTGGAACTTGCGGATGTCCGCCCGCGAGGCGTAGCGGATGAAGCTGTGGCCGATGAAGGGCTTCACCTCGCGCAGGTCCTCGACGACCAGGGGCACGAGGCCGAGGTCGTGGTTGGCCGTCTTCTCCGCGCCGACCGGCTCCATCTCGCCATCGTTCTTGTCGCTCTCGCGGAAATCCGTCCACTTGACGGTCATGCGGTCGTATTCGAGGAAGCGGACGAACTTGAGGTGGGTTTTCTTCCCCTCGGATGACGAGGGAGCCCGGACAGTCCGCTCCTCCTTGATGCGGCAGTACGTGAGGACCCGGTCCTCATCGTGCTCCCAGTCAATCGCCGCGAAGGGGGAGTAGTTAATGACGTACGGACGGAGCCCGGCCCGTTGCTCCTCAGCGCGGGTCAAGCCACCGTCCGACGTCAAGGGTGCTCCACCACCCTCCTCTGTTGCTTCGTTTGCGAGCTGGACCGGCGGGACGTTCACCAAGACTCGCGTCGTCCCGTAGGACATCAGCCGGTGCGCGACCTCTTCGATCGCCTGGTTGAACGAGTCGCCCCGGCGCGTCGCCCGGTCCATGAAAACCTTGAGATCCGCCTGGTAGGTACCAAGGTCTCGCTTGGGTTTCTCCTTGTAGAGAGCGCCGAGCAGCCGGTCGATGGCCAGACCGGACTCTGGTACGAACTGCGACAGGTCGACCCGGAACTCGTACTGGGGCTCGGGCTCGAACTTGTTGCGCGGCAGGTACTCCATCTTGTCCGCCAGGGCGTCCCCGACGACGTCCCTGTACCGTGCCCACTCATCCTCCCACGCCACGAAGTCGGGGTGCTTTGCGTTGAGTCGTTCGAATAGGGCTGAGTTGGCCATCTCTCTCCACCTTCCATCCGGACACTATCCAGAGTATGCCGGCTCTCTCCGGAAACGTCCGCGAGTCTCGGCAGTATAGATCATATAACGGTTGGCGTCGCAGGTATTGTCAGCGACCTTCTCCGGCGCCTCCTTGCCTTCCTTCCAGTGGTAGTACGTGTGCTCGTCGATCGAAACCGGGCACGAGTCGAGGAAATACATCATCGGCTCGTTCATTTCGGCGTCGACCTTGATGTACTTCGCGACCGCCTGGATGCCGTCTTTGACGTCCTTCTGCGCCGGGACGGCGGGCAGGCCGGCGCGCTTGAATTGAGCGATTTTGTCGGGCGCTTCCGTGTCGCAGAACATCTTTTCGATGCCCCACTTCGCCCGCAGCGTCTGTCCGCGAGTCACCCAGGAGTCGACACCTGGCTCCGCCATGACGAGGACGCCCTCGGTGACGGACTCCTCCAACATCCACCAACGTCCGGCTGTGTCCAGGCCACCGACCAGGATGACGCCGGCGTGGCCTTGAGCGAAGCCCCAGTCGACCCCGGCGTAGACGCTCACCAGCGGCACCAGGTTCGGACCTCGACCAATCTTGCGGCCGTTCGGCAGCTTGAAGGTGAAGTCGCGCGCCTTCTTGACGTGGACCGCTTCGAGGAACTCCTCGTAGACCTGGCCCTCGAACGTCGCCCAGCTCGCCTCGAATGTCCGCTCGAAGTAGCGCTTGGACATCGCCCGGCGCTTCTGCTCGATGAACTTCTTGTCGATGTGCGGGTTGTCGACCGTCCTCCAGGTGTGGAAATCCACCTCCGCGCCGGGGTGGTCCAGGTCCGCCGCGCGCTGCTCGGGCGTCAGCTTGCGGTACTCGTCCCAGGGCTTGTAGAGACGCGAGTACGCCCAGTTCGGACCCTGTGGCGTGCCGGTGAGGAGGAGCTTGCCCTTCCTATCAGAAAGCCGGACGCGAATCTCGTCGTAGAGCGCCTCCTTGCACTGGGCGAACTCGTCGAGCCAGACCCGGTAGAGCTTCATGCCCATCCAGCTCTCGAACGCCTTGCCGGACAGGAAATAGATGTGACTTTCGCCCTTTTTCCCACGCAGGCGCAGCCGCTTCCGCGTCTGGTGGTAGGCGCCAATCATCAGCTCGTCGGGCACCATCGAGAGAAAAGCGGGCAGAATGATGCGCTGGAGCATCGGAAAGCTGGGCGCGCCGATGGCACAGAGGTAGGGGTCACCCCGGGCGATGTCGTCGGGGTGGTAGTCCTCTTGGGTGATGGAGTCGATCAGGATGCGGGGCGCGCCAGCCTGCGTTTTCCCACCACGGGCACCGGCAACGGCCATGACGACGGGAGACTGCGACACAAGCGGCGGGATCTGCTTGTCGAAGGGATCGAACTTCAGCCGTATGTGTCGTCTGCCTCGTGTCGCCATGCGTCCTTCATTGTCCGCGCAGCCGCAGCTCATTTTCGAGCCGCAGCACCTCGCTCTTCAAACAGAGGTTGTCTCGTTGCAGCTCCGCCACGGCCTGGCTCAACAAGAGCCGACGGAGTGCCGCCATCTGTTCTCTGGGAGCGAGGCTGGATAATGGTAACCTTTGGCTACCATTACCATTCATGGCGCCGTGCCGTTTGTCGGCTTCGTCCCGTTTGCTGGTACCGGGGCTGGGGAAGGAGGAGTACTCGCCGTGGGCGCCTCTCCCTTCTCCAGCTTCTCCTGGTACTCTTCCCGCCAGTCTCCGCCCAGCTCGATGACGATGTCGTCGGTGGGGGCTTCGTACTCGGTCGTGTCCGCGAGGCCTTCGAGACGCATGAGGAGCGCGGCGGCGCGAATCTGGTCGCGGTCCTTGCCGGCGTTCATCATCTTGTCCTCGAACCAGAGGCTCATCCAAGTGCGCTTGTCCTCTTTGGTTTTCGGGCTCTCCTCCGCCACGCGGTCGCAGGCCATCTGCACCACCAGGTCTGCCGTCTCCTCGTCGAGGGTCTCAGCGCCTTCGTTGTTGGCGCCCGCCCCCCAGTTCTCCAGGAGCGCAGCGGTGATGCGGCTCTGGCGGTACCCGCCAATGTGCATGGCCTCCGCGACGCGGACCTGCTCCGCGCGCAGCGTCGCCAGGACGAGGCACTCCTCGCGCGCCTTGTCGTAGTACACCTGCGCAGTGCGCGGCGTGATGCCGTATTCCTCGGCAAGCTGCAACTTGGTCTGGACCTTCTTCATGCCCTCGACGATCAGAGCGCGGGCACGCTTCAGGGTCTCAGGCTTCAGCGTCGGCTTTTTCGGGCTCTTTGTTGACTGCGACATCTCTCTCTACCTTCTCCGCCTTCTTGCCGGTGAATTCTTCCCAGCGGCGGACCATGACGTCTACGAAAGCAGGCTCCACGTCCATGCAGCGCGCGGCGCGTCCAATCTTCTCGCAAGCGATCAGAGTAGACCCGCTACCTGCGAACGGGTCCAGCACGGAGCATTTCCCGCGCTGGCTCTTGGAGTCCTGGTCCAAGATGTCCAGAAGCAACTCGACGGGCTTCTGGGTGTAGTGCAGCTCGTTCCTTGTTCTCTTGCACTGTATCACGTTCCCTCGGGCACCGATGCCCTTCATGCGCGTCCCACCCGAGCGGCATCCATACAGAATCAGCTCGTGCTGCGACCTCCACAGATTCCCCATCGCGGGGTGGTTCTTGTCCCAGACAATCATCGAACGCGCAGCGACGCCGCACGACTCGACGACGTCGAAGAGCGGAATCCACATGCGCCAGTCCGTGAAGATGTACGCCGCCTGCGTGCGCGCCGCCTCCAGCGCGGCGGTGATGAGCGCCTGGTACCCGCGCGTGCTCAGATTGTCCGATGCGATGTTCCCCCAGGTCCCGGCGCCCTTGTCTGACTCCTGGAACCCGCCCGAGCAGTACGGCGGGTCTGTCAGCACCAACTGGACGTCCTCGCCGTCCATGACCAGTTCCACGTCCGCCGCGCTCTTTGAGTCGCCGCAGAGGATGCGGTGGTCACCGCAGACGAAGAGGTCGCCACTGGCGACGCCAATCTCGTTCTTGACGAAATCCGGGATCTGGTCGTCCCCGGTCTTGCCGCCCTTCGGCTTGTCGTCCGGCGGTACCAGCTTGTGGCTCCGCGCGATCTTCGCGATGAGGTCCTTCGTCTTGTCGTCGCCGGCCTTCACCTTGTTGATGGTCGCTTGCAACTTGTCCTTGTCCGCGTCGGCGAACGTCCCGATGGGGTCGAAGGTCAGAAGCAGCTCTCTGGCCTCGTCCGCATCGACATCGAGCACCAGGACCGGTACCTCCTGGTCTGGCGTCAGAGACTTCCGCATGTGGCCGTCGATGAGCTTCAAGCGCCCATCCTCCAGCTCCCGGACCAAAAGCGCGTCAGCGTACCCGATGTTGCCCAGAACGGTCTTCATGGCCCGTTCCTGCGCGGCCGGATGTGTACGCCAGTTCTCCTCGTCCGAAACGAGGTCCCGAGCCAAAACGTGGCGCAACTCCTTCACACGGGAGCGGACGGCTGCCGGTGCATCGTCGGTTGCTGTGGTGTCGACCTCGGCCGCCTCAGAAGATGTCATCGATTCTCCCATCGGCTTTCGCGCGACCGTAGATTGCCAGGAACGCGCCGACCAACTCTGGCAGCTTGTCCGCCAACTCGACGCCCGTCTCGCTGGAAAGGTCGATGCCCGTCCATCTCAAGACCAACGGACCCAGGAGCATAATCAGCACACCCCAAACCGTCTTCGAACCGAGAAGGCCCTTCGTCTCGGGCGTTCCCTCTTTCTGAGGTGCACTCATGCCACAGCTCCTTCGTTCTGCGGAGGGGTGGTCACTCCCTCACGTTTCCGCTTCCGACGACCACGAAGACCAAGGGCGCCCGCGATCAGTATTCCCGCTCCTCCAATCCCACCCGCGACCCAGTTCTCCTTGCTCACGGGATTCTTCATCCCCTCCTTGGCCACCTCGCCAAGAGCTGCCGTCGACGCGGGCTCAATCTCGACAATCACGCCCTCCTCCCGCATCGCCGTCACAATCTGCGCCGTGGTCAGCGGCTCGCCCTCGGGAAGGTCGAGTACTTCCCTGATTTCCTCCGGCGTCGGAACGTGTATCGCATCGACCTTCAGACCCAGCTCCTGGGACAGCTCCGTCTTCAGCAACTCACGCCCCTCGGTGTAGAGCGTGCCGACGTCTGAACCCAACCGCGATGCGATCTGGTCGAGCTGCGCCGGCGATATATCCATGTAGGTCGGCTGGGTCAGCCCGCACCCACTACTGCAAGAAACGGCCGTCGCCAGCAACACGCCAGCGACGAACCGTCGGAAAACGGACACAAGTGGGCTCGCGCAGTGAGCGCACGCGCGCACTGCCTGGCTCGGTAAGCTCATCGGGTACCTTCCTTTCGTTCACGCTCCAGGGCCTCATCGGTGTCCCTCCACCGACGCTCGTCCAAATCCCGCTGGCTGAGCGCGTCCTGAATGGCCTTGAGCAGCGCCTCCTTCGACGCCTTGTCCTTGCACGTTATGGCGACCGTCCCTCCGCCATCCTTGATGGCCAAGCGGCCCTGGAACGATGGGAGCATGCGAATGGAAAACTGCAACGGGTCGCCCGGGTTACCTGGAAACGGCTCCCGAATGCCGGCGGCGACTCGCTCATTCTTTGCGGCGTATACCGCCGATGCGGCTTCACGTTTTCTGGGCATCCTTCACTTCTTTCCAATTCCGGCCGGTTTCTCCACAAACAGGATACCACAGCCTGTTTTTTTCTCCGACCGCAATCGGGGAGGATAGTCAAGTCCCAAAAGTCAAAAAACCCGTTTTGGATGCACCAGCGGTAGTCGGGCCAGAACGGCAGGGCGAAATGGACATCTCGCCTCGCGAGGCGCGCGCCGTCCAGGGCGCCCCATCGCATCGCCCTTGCGAGGCCTCGCGCATCGTCCATCGCGCAGGCCACAGGGGCGCAGGGCGCGCCACGATGGACGATGCCGATGCATCCTGGAACGCCTGCGCGCAGGGTTCCAGGATACATCGGCGCAGGGGCGAGGCCTCGCATCGTCCAGGCCACAGGGGGCGCAGGGCGCAGGGCGCGCAGGGGCGAGGCCTCGCATCGTCCAGGGCGCAGGGCGCGCAGGGGGCGCAGGGGCGAGGCCTCGCATCGTCCAGGGCGCAGGGCGCGCAGGGGGCGCAGGGGCGAGGCCTCGCATCGTCCAGGGCGCAGGGCGCGCAGGGCGCAGGGCGCGCAGGGCGCAGGGCGCGCAGGGGCGAGGCGTTCAGGGCGCAGGGCGCGCAGGGGCGAGGCGTTCAGGGCGCAGGGCGCGCAGGGGCGAGGCGTTCAGGGCGCAGGGCGCGCAGGGGCGATGCGATGTTCCAGGGGGCGCCACAGGGCGAACGGACATCGGGCGAGGCGCCACAGGGGGCGCGCCCGATGTCCGGATGCGAGGCGTCCAGGGGCGCAGGGCGCGCCGTTCGCATCGTTCCAGGGGCGAGGCCTCGCAACGCCGATGCGATGCAAGGGCGCAGGGCGCAGGGGCGCAACGGCGATGCGATGCATCGGCGCGCCTCGCAGGGCGCAGGCCACAGGGCGCGCCGATTGTCCAGGGCGCAGGGGCGCAGGCCACAGGGGGCGCAGGGGCGAGGCGTCCACAGGGGGCGCCGTCCAGGGGGCGCCCTGCGCAGGGGCGCGCCACAGGGGGCGCCGTCCACAGGGGCGATGTTAGATGTGGCCACAGGGGGCGCAGGGGGCGCGCCCTGGAACGGCCATCATCATCGGAATCTGAGGAAAAAAAAGATGGGGCGATTCCACAGAAAATCGATGTCGTTCGAGAATTTTCGGTTTCGCAGGGGCGAGGCGCCCGGGTTCGCCACATCGCATCGTCCAGGGGGCGCCCTTGCCATCGTCCAGGGGCGATGCGGCCGATGCGCCACAGGGGGCGCCACAGGGCGCAGGGGCGATGCAAAAAAGGCCTGGATGGGAACCACACCATCCAGGCCGAACCACAGGAACGAACAATCCAGGGCGCCACAGGGGGCGCAGGCGCGCCGATGGGGCGCCCTTATTGGCCTCGCGCGCGCAGAACCCTTGCGCCAAAAACGCGCGCGCCCGATGTCCGCATCTTACTTTCGCGCGCCTCGCATCGCCCTTGCGCCTGAACCCGCATCGCCCTGTCAACGGTTCGCGCCAAATCCAGGCGCGCAGAACGCAGGGCGCGCGTTCCTCGCCTCGCATCGTCCATCGTGGTTTCCAGGGCGCGCCGTTCGTTCGCATCGCCCCTGCGCCGATACAGGGCGCGCAGGGCGAACCACAGGCCGATGGCGCAGGCCACAGGAATCGAAACGGCGCACATCGTCAGAAACGCGCGCGCCGTCATCGGTCGGCTCCTGCGCGAGGCGTTGCGCCGAATTCCTGCGCGCCCATCGCCGATTCCAGGAACGAACGCAGAAACGCTTCGGCATCCCGAACGCGCGCATCAATCGGTCCGGTATCCGTGATGGTTCCGGGTTCGCCCTTGCGCCCTGCGCGCGCAATCTGAATCGATGTATTGAACGATTTCACGGCGATGGGGCGCCCGTTGCAATCGGCATGGAAGAATACCCATGCGCCCTTGTTCGCGCGCCGTTCTTTCGTCCAGGCCTGTACGGTTTCGGTTATCGTCATCGGTCGGCTCCTGTGTTCTGTGTCAACGTCTATCGCCCGGGCGCCCTGCGCGCCCGATGTCCGGATGGGTTCAGGCCTGCGCGCGTTCCTCATCGGCGCGTTTCGTGTTCGGTGGGACGGAAACGCGAACCCTGCGCCCATCGGGGCGCGCCACAGTTCCATCGGCATCGATGTGTTCGGCGATGTCCGCAACGCGCCCGATGGCCGAATTCCTCAAATCAGGCGCGCCATCTTTGTTTCGTTCGTCATCGGTCGGCTCCTGCGCGCGCCTCGCGCCGTTCGTTCTGAACTGCGCGCCATCGGGCGATGAATTCGTCCAGGGCGCCATCGGCATCGTCGTCTGAAACGGCGCGCAGGAAATCGGCGATGTCGGTTCGGGCGATGTGGATATTCCGCATCTCGGCGCAGGAGCAGATCGCGTTGAGAATTTCGGCATCTTCGGCGCGTTCGTTCGCAGGCGCCCCATCGGCATCGATGCGTTTCGCGATTCCTGCGATGCGTTCCGATGCCGTTCCGGGTTCCTCGCCTGGGACGCAATCGCGTTCCATATTTTCGATGTGTTGCGCCTCGCAGGAAACGCAGAATTCAGGCGTTGAACTGCCGATGGTTGAATCCTCGCAGATTTCGCATCGCCCATCGGGCGCGCATCCGTTCTCGCGTTCGCGTTCGGAAAAGAACGGCGCAGGCGCAGGAACGCGCGCGTTCTCTAATTCGTCATCGTAGTCTATCAGGCCAAACGCCATCGCCTCGCCTCGCAACGCCTCGCGCAGGCGCCCCAAATCGCCGCATCTTTCCCAGCTCTTATCGTCCGTTCTCGGCGCGAGGTTCCGGCCGATGAAAGTATCCAGGCCTCGCAGGAACGCGAGACAATCGGCGCGCATCGCATCAAACGCATCTGGCGCATCCTGAAACTTCCGGATGTCTGCGAGGCCTCGCCCGTGCAATCGCGCATCGCGTGTTTGGAATTGTTGCGCCCTGTGGCGCCCTGCGTTGTAACCCTTGAACCACATCGCGTTGTCACCGGGCGCGCGCAGGGTTTCGATGTCCGTTTCGACATCGCGAAATCCGATGGCGAACCCTGCGATGAATTTACGCGCCTGCGTTTCTCCGATGTCTTCGGTCGTTTTCCTGTCGTCCAGGAACGAACGCGCATCGCGTTCGATGTCGTCCAGGGCGCGCCGTTCGGGCGCCCAAACGCGCCGATGGTTCGCGTGTTTATTGTCAACGGCCGCAACGCAGAAATTGTGCGCATCGTCCGAACGGGCGAAACTGAATTCGCGCCGTTCGCCCTGTGGCGATGTGGCCTGCGCGAAACACGCGCCCGGGTTCAACGGGTCGGCATCGAATTCCGAATGGAACCCTTTCCATCCGTACGTTCTGCGCATCGTTGTTTCTGTGTTCGTCATCGGTCGGCTCCTGTGGTTCGTGGTTCGCCCTGCGCCCGGGTTCGCCCGGGCGCCCTGTGATTCCGTGTTACTTGCAAGCCTGAAAATCGCGCGCGTTCGGGGCGATGTTGTCTTCGGACGTCAAGTCGGTAAACGTCGCATCGGCGCGTTCCTGGACGGTTCGCCAGAACATCGGCTCGTCGAATTCGTCATCGCCATCGTCGTCCAGGCGGACGGCGATGACATCGGGGCGCAGGCTTCCGGTTTCCAGGGTATCCATCGCATCGTCGTCCAGGCGTTCGGTAAGAACGGCCGATGTGTGATGCTGGTATCCCATCTCGGCCGGATCGTATCGTCCGTACGCGAGGCAGATGGATGCGTCCATCCAAAGTTTCGTCGTCTCATCGGCCGCATCGTATTCCTCGCGCGACAATCCGACACAATCGGCGCAGGCGTTCCACATCTCCGAACCGGGCGCATCCGGAAGCAAAGTGAGGGATTCGATGAGAATCAAAGATGAGAACGGCGCATCGTCCAGGCGGCAGATGCGCAGGCATTCGATGTATCCGTTCTCGCGATGGTTCCGGTTCAGATTGAAAAACGCGCCCCCGTGATTCGCAGCATCGATGTCGCCTTCGTACGCGATGAGATTCCCACGGGCGAAAGTTTCGGCCGTTTCTTCCTTTTCGGCCTGCGCGTTTTCCTGAACGTCCAGGAGCGCAACGCCTATCGCGCGTTTCACATCGCCTCGCCCCATGTCGCCTCGCCCCATGCGCCCGTAGATGTTCTCGGCAACGGTCGCTACATCTGCGCCTGCGAGTTTCGGGCCGTTTCCGTTCCTGATTTCCTCGCGCAGGAATTCCAGAATCGCAGGCATTCCAGAACGGAAAAGGTACTCGGCCATGTTCGTTTCGAATTCGTCCAGATTCGCGGTTTTCGTCTCTGTCATCGGTCGGTTCCTGTGGTTCGTGGTTCCGGGTTCCGGGCGCCCTGCGCGCCCCTTGTCAATTCGTCCGTATTATACGGGCGAACCGGGCGAGGCGCAAACGTCAATCTGGGATAATTTCTCCGGAAATCCGGAGAATCGCCCGAACGCCTGAATTCTCGACATCCTGATAGGTTACGGACGGTTCGCCCGTATCGGCCATCGGCGAAACCCTATCGGATTCCGGTTCGAACCGGGCGCCCTGGAATAACAGGAAACCCGGGAAATCGGCGATGGAAACGGCGCGCCCTTGCCAGTTCAACGGCGCGCAGGCCTGCGCAGGCGTATTTCCGAATTCGTCATGCGTCAATCGGAACGCGAGGCGTTCGGAAATCTGTTGAACCGTTGCGCCCGGTAAACTCCCGTAAAGAACATCGGCGATGTGGGTTCCCTGCGCCCTGTATTCCTCGCGCCCGGTTTCAGGCGTTGCGGGAATATCGGCGCAGATGTTGAACGCATGTCGGTCGGCTCGATTCCAATCGTACGCATGATGGATGTTGTTCAGTTGCATCGGTCGGCTCCTGTGGTTCAGGGGGCGCCCTGGACGGTTCCAGGCGCGCCCCGATGGAATTCAAGGGGCGAGGCCTCGCGCGAGGCCTGCGCCGTTCAGGCGTTCGGACATCCGGATTCGTGACAGTTCAGGCCGTTGATGTTCAACATCTCGCAGGAATCGCATCCGGGTTCGGGCGCCTGCGTTTCCTCGCGCAGGAAATCGCAGAAATCAACGCCTCGCCCGAACGCCTCGCCTCGTTCTTTTCCCATCGCGTACACTTCTTCGATGGCCTCGCGTTTCGCCTGCGCCCGTTCGGCATCGGTTCGCTTCATCGCTTCCATCGTTGCGATGGCATCATCTTTGTCGGGCGAGAAGTAATCCGCATCCGTATACCGGATGCCGTTTCGCCAAACGCGGACAATCCATTCGCCTGAATCCTCGCATCGCCCTACGTTGTATCGCCAGATGTCGATGCGCTCCTTCGTTACGTTCGTGTTCGTCATCGTCGGCTCCTGTGGTTCGGGTTCCGTGGTTCGCTTCGTTCGTCCGGATTATACGGGCGAAACCCTGCGAGATGCAACGAAGGAAAGCGAAAAGGGAATTATTTATCCTGCGCCCTGGACGGGCGCCCGGTTCGCCCGTATAATCCGGGCGAGGCGCGAGGCCTGCGCCCTGCGAGGCCTGTGTTGCGCCCTGTGACGTTTCGCGCCGATTGTCGGCGCGTTGCGCCCTGTGATGTTCTGCGCCCTGTGGCGCGCCCTGTGGCGCGTTCTGTGGCGCGC